CGATAAACTACCGATATCCGCATTTACGACTGATCCAGAGACTCCTACACCAGATATGACATTACATAACCTACAGTTTTGGAACTGTATGGACTATGGTGTAGTGGCAGTTCAGAAGCAATTCATCGGTTCAATGCACTTTGAAGTGATGACAAGAGACTTTGGTAATCAGACAGGTACTTATATTTGCACCTTAGATAACTATCATGAGAGTATCGATGCAATTGATTACTCTACAAGTGAACAACCTGCTGAACATAAGTCTCACAACCTCTTAGAGTTGGATAATGGACAGTTTTGTCTCTATCCAAACAATAGAATGCGTATCTATGACAACAGTATCACTCCAGAAGAACCAAAAGTACCTGATTTTAAGGTATCAACAGTGTACTATCAGGTTGAAAACGGTCATGACCGTGATGGATTGGGTTCAGAGGATAATTATTTCTGGAAAACCTCAAAAGAACGCAAAAATGAGGAAAATTGGGACTATGAAACTAACAATAAGTCATTTATAGAAAGTAAAGGTATCCCTTCACCAGAAGATATTGGATAAATATTGTAACAATGGAGGCAAAATGGTTGTAAAAGTTGATAAAAGTAAGGAATTTGTCAAAAGTGGCAAAGTACTAGTGAGTGAGTATCCTGCAGTTCACCCAAAACCGACAAAAACTACAAAATCTGAATGAAAACACAAAAACTATTAGAAATTTACAAAGCTGTAACTAAAAAATCTAAAAAATCACTCTATCCACCTATTCGTAAATCTTACAATATAATTACATTCGGATGAAAACTGTGAAGAATGCTCATATGGGCGAACACTTACTCGTTGAAGTATATAATGTACCCTTCGATAAGTTAAATGATAAAGAAAAACTTGAGCAAGTATGTGTTTCTGCAGTTAACAGTGAGAACTTGACTATCTTAAATACATTTTCTCACCAATTTGACCCCTATGGTGTAACTACAGTCATATCTTTAGCAGAAAGTCACCTATCTTGCCATACTTGGCCTGAAAAGGGGTGTGTAGCAATCGATATTTTCACTTGTGGGAACAAAAATCCACGATCTGTTGCATGGTGGATACTAAATTACTTTGATTCTGATGACTATAATATGACAGACTTGGCGAGATAGGTATAAATAATAAAAAAAGACTCTAAATGGCGGTAAATCGCATATCTAGGGCATTTAAGGACATAAATTTGTCTTTTAATGCACATCCAGTTACTAAAGACATTACTATTTTGCGCAATGAGAACGCAATTAAGAGGTCTGTGCGTAATTTGGTGCAAACAATACCGACAGAAAGGTTTTTTAACTCAATTTTGGGTTCTCAGGTTCGTGATAGTCTCTTTGGGTTCGTTGATTTTGGTACAGCGTCCGTTATAGAGAGAGAAATTATCACAACTATTGAAAACTTTGAACCTAGAGTTGATAATTTACAGGTGAATGTTGATCCTCGACCAGATACCAATGAGTTTGAGGTGAATGTATTATTCGATATTATTGGCCAAGAGTTTCCGACACAGGACTTTACATTCATACTACAAGCAGCAAGATAATGCCTTTCGCAAAATTTTCTAATCTTGACTTTGATCAGATTAGAACTCAAATTAAAGACTACTTAAGAGCAAACTCTAATTTTACAGATTTTGACTTTGAAGGATCTAACTTTTCAGTTTTAATTGATACATTAGCATATAATACCTATATTACCGCATTTAACTCAAACTTAGTCGTTAATGAATCATTCTTAGACTCTGCAACACTTCGTGAGAATGTAGTTTCATTAGCAAGAAACATTGGATATGTTCCAAGGTCAAAAACAGCAGCAAGAGCATCAATATTATTCCAAGTACAAACAAACTCATCGAGTCCAACACTTACTCTTCAACCCGGACTTGTATGTACCGGTGCTTCTGATAACACTGGATTCGTATTTTCAATATCAGAGAGTATAACTACGGTTGTAAACAATGGTATTGCACAATTTGGAACAACAGACGATTCATTATCAGTTTTAGAAGGAACTTTCCTTACTTCTCAATTTGTTGTTGATGGATCTCTTGAACAGAGGTTTATTTTAGAAAATGGATCAATTGATTCATCATCTATTGTAGTGTATGTAAAGGGATCAGCAGATCCCGGTCTTGGAAAGCAGTATAAGCAAGTTGATAATATTGTAAATGTTAACTCATCATCTGAAACTTACCTAATTCAGGAGATTCAGGATGAAAGATATGAAATTCTATTTGGTGATGGTATCTTTGGTGCTAAAGTTGAAGATGGTGCTATAATTACAGTTCAATACATTGTTACTTCAGGTGTTGATGGTAACGGCCCATCTATTTTTAGTTATGCAGGAAGTCTACAAGATTCTCTTGGAAATATAGTTGTTCCCACAGTGGTTCCAACTATCACAACTATCAATGCTGCAGCAAATGGTGGCGAGATAGAGACTTTAGATTCAATTAAGTATTTTGCACCTAGACTGTATTCTGCCCAGTACAGGGCGGTTACGGCTAGAGATTATGAGTCAATAATACAATCCATTTACCCAAACACTGAAAGTGTATCTGTTGTTGGTGGGGAAGAACTTACACCTCCAGAATTTGGAACAGTATTCATTACAATTAAACCTAAAAATGGCGAATATGTATCTGACTTTGATAAAAGAAACATATTGACTAAGTTAAAGAGTTATTCTCTTACTGGTATAAATCAGAAAATTGTTGATCTTCAGGTTCTTTATGTTGAAGTTGATTCCTTTATATACTACAATTCGTCACAAGTTGCAAATGTAAATGATTTACAATCAAAAATTACAACTTCATTGACAACATATTCAAGTTCAGCTGACTTAAATAAATTTGGTGGAAGGTTTAAGTACAGTAAAGTTTTGAATGTGATTGATAATATTGATAAGTCAATTACATCTAACATTACAAGAATTAAGATCAGAAGAAACTTAAATGCACTTATTAACCAATTTGCTCAATATGAATTATGTTTTGGTAACAAGTTCAATGTAAAGCCTGAAGGATTGAATATTAAGAGCACAGGATTTAGAATTCAAGGAACTGCTGATACAGTCTTTATTACGGATACTCCAAATGCCGATAAGTTGACGGGTGTTATATCAATTGTTAAAAAAGATGAAACAACTGACACTAATATTGTTGTTGTCAAATCAGCAGGAACTGTAGATTATATTAAAGGTGAAGTTAATTTAACAACGATTAATATTGTATCCACAGATAAACCGAATAATATAGTAGAAGTTCAGGCATTCCCAGACTCAAATGATGTCATAGGATTGCAAGATTTGTATCTCGAATTTAACATTCCGAATAGTACTATAAATATGGTTAAAGATACAATAACTTCTGGTGAACAAATTTCTGGTGTTGGATATAGAGTTACATCATCTTATGCAAATGGGGAACTAACAAGGACATAATATGATCGGAACTGGTATTGAAAAGCGTATACAAATACAACAAATAATCGAAAGTCAACTTCCTGAGTTTATTCTCTCAGAAAGTCCAAAGACTGTCGATTTTTTAAAGCAATATTATAGATCACAAGAATATCGTGGTGGTACAGTTGATATTGCAGATAACTTAGACCAATATTTAAAATTAGATAATCTTACACCTGAAGTAGTTGTAGGTGTCACAACTTTAAGTACTGGTATAACTTCTACATCTGATACAATTAATGTATCTACTACAAAAGGTTTTCCAAACGAATATGGACTATTAAAGGTAGATGATGAGATAATTACATATACTGGTTTAACAACTAATACTTTTACGGGGTGTGTAAGAGGTTTTAGTGGTATTACATCATATACAGATCCAAACAATCCCGCTGAATTAGTCTTTGAGACTACAACTGCAGGTATTCATACAACTGGTGTAAATGTTAATAATTTAAGTGTTTTATTTTTACAAGAGTTCTATAAGAAAGTCAAATCAACATTAACTCCAGGCCTTGAGGATTCAAGTTTTGTATCTAATCTTGATGTAAGTAATTTTATAAAAGAATCTAAATCATTATACCAATCTAAAGGAACTGCAGAGTCATTCCGTATTCTGTTTAATGTTTTATTTGGAGTTACTCCTAAGATTGTTGATCTTGAGGAATTTTTAGTTAAACCATCATCTGCAGAATATATTCGTAGAGAGATTATACTTGCAGAGGTAATTAGTGGTGATCCAAACAAATTAATTGGACAAACAATTACAAAGTCAACTGACTTAGAAACAAAAGCATCTGTGTCTGAAGTTGAGATAGTTACTCGTAATCGCAAGACATTCTATAAAATAAGTTTATTTGTTGGATTTAATGATCGAACTGGTATTCAGGGTACATTTACAATTCCGGGCAAAACAAAGGTAATTGGGAATGTATCTGCAGGATCTTCTGTAATTACTGTTGATTCAACTGTTGGATTTGGATCCACTGGTATTGCAATATCAGGAATAAACACAATTACATATACAGATAAAACAGTAAATCAATTTTTAAATTGTACTGGTGTATCAACAGCAATATCGACCACTGATGATTTTAGATCTGATGAAAATGTATTTGGATATGAAAATGGTAATATAACAAAAAAAGTTGAACTTAGAATTACTGGTGTATTATCTAATTTTGAACTCTTACCAACTGTTGGATCAAGTGTTGCATCTGAAGGTGAGAGAATAACAGTTAAGAATGTTGGAGAAGTAGTTCCTAACCCTGCAATTGATAAAACTAAAAAAGAAGTATGGTTTAACTCTTGGATTTATAATACATCATGCACTTTCCAGATTGATACGATTAGTGGATCTACATTCACTTTAAAATCTAAATTTGATAAATCTAACCTCAAAGAGGGAGATACTGTTGAGATTATAAGAAGGGGGACAGAAATAGTTGATGTTTCTAATGCCACCATACAAACTATAACAGTTACATCTACTTCTAATCAGTTATTTTTAAATAATATTGGTGGATTTACTCCTACAACGGGAATCGATTACAATCTTAGAAGGAAATTAAAAACAGCATCAAGTAGCACTTCTACACTACAGTTTGGTAATAATATTATCACTTCTAATGTTCAAAATACTTATAATTTAAATGATACTGAATTTTATGTGGCATCATCTTCAATGCCAGCATATGATATTACTGAAACAGTTGATAAGAGCACTATTAGTGAAGCTAATGGAACTAGATTGCAACAGTTTAGTAATATCACTCAAAAGTATTCAATTATATCTTTTCCACAAGAAGTTCCTTTTATTACTGGCGATGCAGTATTCTACAAACCACAAACAACTCGTATTGTAGAATTAACTGAAGATGTATATTATGTTGAAGTTTTAGCAGATAAAAAACAGATTAAGTTATATGCATCTAGATCATTTATTACAATTGCTGATAATTTAGAACTTACTGCACTACCATTAGGAAGTGGAGAACAGACTTTTGTTCTTTTAAGACATAAAAATGAACAGATTGGTGTACAAAAAATACTTAAAAAATTTCCTGTAGAACCAAATATCAAATCTGGTAAATCTACTGCTACAATTCCGGGTGCAACTGGTATTTTAGTTAATGGTGTTGAAGTTATAAACTATAAATCAGATGATCTAATTTATTATGGCCCATTATTAAAAGTTGACATATTAAATGGTGGATCAAACTTTGATGCAGTCAATCTTCCTCAAGTCGTAATTCCCCAAGTAGGATCAGGAACAACTGCACTAGTTCAACCAGTTGTAAAGGGATCTTTACAAGAAGTTATTGTAGATCAACAGAATTTTGATATTGATAAGGTTTTATCAATCACTTTATCT